TTGACCATAGTTCGGTCATCTTTGAGTAGAAGCGTGTAATTTGTTCTGCTTCAGGTCGTTCCCTTAAATCAGCCATTAAGCCACTTTCTCCCATTTAAACTTTTTTTGAAGTGGGTGTTTATCTATTCTTGGTCTAGATGGAACACTCCATGATTTACCTGGTGTACTTCCAATACATTTCCAACCTGAAGCTCTTACGCTAGTTCCTTTTTCAGAATTTAAAGTAAAAGTAATTGCTTTTTTGTAACCTAAAGATTTTGCTGCTCTCCAAGATGCCCCGTAAAGCATTGAACAGGCATTTGGGTAATTTTCTTTTACTGCAACTCTCGTTACTTCAACTGTCCACGAATCATCATTGCGTCTTGCGACTGGTCTTCCTACAATAGCTACTCCAACTACTTCTTGTTCAAAACTTACAGCAACAGCAAATAAACCACCTTGAGGTGCTTTGTGATGTCTGTGGACATTGTTAACAAAAACGAATGCTTCAGATAATGTTATTGGTGTAATTTCTAGTTTCATTTTCCTATGCGAATGCTGGTAGTCTTATTATTTTTCCGTTACTAACCATTCCTTTTTCTTCTTTGCACATAAGTGCAATTCCAAGAGCCATCACATAGTCATCGTGAGCGCCACCCATTGCCTGTGGCTTCTCGCCTGGTGCAGCAATAATGGTAGAGAACTCATCGAGTCCGTATTTATTAGGGATGGTCAGTTGACCTGCATTGAAAGTGGCTCTCAGTTCATCGAACAAAGCCTGTCTGCTCATGCGATCAGTTTTCCATCCATATTCTCTTCTTTGATTTTTTCCTCTACCGACTCTTCTTCTGTAAAGTCGTGGGTAGTTTTCATCTCGTGCTATCGTCATAACTGTGTCTGAAAAGTTATTTTCGATTGCCCAGTCAGGGTTGTTGAATTCTTCCAACAATCCCATCGTTTCGTAACAAAAGTCTTCAGGTTGCAAAAGGTTGCTTACTAAATCGGCCACCACATAACCTGAGTGAATATCAATGATTACAGTGACGGAAAAGTCCATTCCAACCCCTGATGCCACATCCGTTCCTGCGACATATCTCCGACCTGATCTTGATTCCTGATACACGTTTGCCGTTCCAACCTTCCTGATTGGTTCTATGCAATCGTCTTCCATTCCAATTATTATTTCTCTGTCGAAGATGCTCTGCGCTCTTGGTGGTGATAATGCTTCTGTCTCCTCTGTTGGGTATTCCTGTTCCATGTATTGCTCAGGACTCATACCCTGTAAATCCATAGATGGAACTGAATCTTTAGTTGCCTCGTACCATTTTTCATCTCTTCCAGGTCTTGCACTCCATGGAATGAAAACAGTCTTCCATCCATTGTCAGGAGCATTTCTGTAAAGTTCTTTGAACAGAGATGACATTTTTCTTTTGTTGGAGGTAG